GGTATGGGAATTTATTAATTAATCCCAGTACACAAGAGATGCCAAAATTATGGTTACCCTCAAGATTCTTAGCTTTAAATTATCAGTATGGTGGAGGAATCCCTTTTGGTAAGATACTGGAAGTCATGGGCCAATCCTCAAGCGGAAAATCCTTGATAGCTTATGACTTTGCATATTGTACTCAACAATTGGGGGGTCATGTTATTTGGGTTGATGCTGAGCAATCCTGGGATAACTCATGGGCAGAACAAAATGGGATAGAATTGGACAAAGTTACCCTAATTAACTCTACAGAAATCGAAACAATTTCAGATGCCATCGCAGATTTATCCATTCTATGGAGAAGCAAGTTAACTCATAATGAGCCAATTCTTATCGTAGTGGATTCTATAGCTGCTATGGACTGTACAGAAAACATTAATATAAAAATGACTGATGGTAAAGCCGAAATGGGAGGCAGAGCTAAGGCATTATATAAAATGTTTAGGATTAGGACAGAACTTCTCTCTAAGCTGGGCATCACTCAAATTTATATCAATCAATTAAGGGTAGCTTTAAATGTGGGATTTGGTCAAGATAACACTACTTCAACCGGAGGGAAAGCTCTTGGATTCTATGCTTCTATCCGTTCTGCATTTTATGCTGGAAAACAAGTTACTAAAAAGGTAAAGGGTAAAGAAAGAAAGGTAGGGAAGTTAGTAAGTATACGTCCGATTAAAAATAAAGTAGCTCCTTTAAGAAATACAATCCCCAAAGCTCCTGTATACTTTAATCAGAAATATGTTGAATATGTGGGTTTTGATAGATATCATGGATTTGCGGATATCCTGGTTGAAGAAGATGTATTGGAGAAAACCTCTGGAGGTATCTACAAGTATAAGGGAAAAACAGTTGCAAGGGGTGAAGAGAAATTTCAATCTGTAGTAGAAGAGGATGATAAGCTTAGAAGAAAATTGATTAAAGCTTGTGGGATAAACACTATCCGTGTTACCCAGAGTAAAATTGATGAGCTTGTAGAAAAGGGTATAAACCTCTTCCCAGTAGATGGAAATTTGGATTATGAATCTCAATCCGATGATTCAGAAGATGAAGAGGAAGAAGAATTCGAAGATTAAAGTAGTGGTAGCCATTGTCCCAAAAGGGATGATGGTACCTTGCTTTCAAGTAGTATCTGCAGGCTCATTAAATAATCCCAGAGTTATATTTTTATATCAAGAATTACAATGAAAGAAGAAAGGATATTATGAAAAAGAGAGACATTATTATAGGTAAAGGTGTATCTGGTGCTTACTATGCTGATAAGTTTTTACCAGATAACCTACCTGGCTACCCAGGTTATCATATATCCAAGCTCGGCAAAGTTTACAGTCGATGGGATATCAATGGTAAAGGGGTACTGAGGGTTAGATGGCATTTAAAAAGGCCTCAACCTAACCGGTTAGGTAGGCTATTAGTAGGTATTACGAATGGAAAGAAAACTAAGAAATTTCAAGTACATCGATTAGTAGCAATGGTATACATTCCAAATCCCAATAACTATCCAAATGTTTGCCATAAAGATAACAATCCCCAAAATAATCGTGCAAGTAATCTATATTGGGGAACTCAAAAAATGAACATGAACCAGGCATCACTGGAGGGTAGGATGGTATCCAAGGTAAAGGGGTTACCAAAGAAACTTTCTGATTTACAGATCAGTTATATACCAAAATTATTTGAGAGAGGGTTTTCATATAGAGATATCTCTTATATTTTTAACAGAGAAGCTTCTACTGCTACAATTAAGAGGTGGCATTTTTTGTATATTAAAAAATATGGATTATGATAAAAAGTGAAGACCGGTTGTTATTGGTGGATGGGAATAATGTTATTTTGAGAGCTTACTTTTCCATGAAGAATAAAGGGTTCTCAAATGGTAAGATTCCAACAGGTGCAGTATATGGATTCTTTAAAATCCTATACTCAAATATTGTAAGGTTTAAAATCACTTCAGTAGTAGTATGTTTCGACTGTCATAGGTCTAAACTAAGGACTGATATGTACCCAGAGTATAAAGCCCATAGAAAAAGGATCTCAGAAGATTGGGATCAAATTTTCAAGGTACAGTTTCCCATTATTAAACGTATCTTAAGGAACTTAGGAATTGTTTATGTATGGGATAACAAAAGGATCAATGAAATGGAAAGTGATGATTACATTGCATTGCTTTATCAAAAGAATTGCTTATCTCAAGTATACCTATTATCATCAGATGAAGATTTTGTTCAACTTCTAGCATTTCCAAATATCAAATTGATAAATCCTTCTAAAGATATGCTAGTAACACCTAAAAATTGTAAAGATGTATATGGGTATACACCAGAACAAGCAGTGGATATGAAAATCCTATGTGGAGACACATCTGATAACATTTCAGGAATAAAAGGGGTAGGTCCTAAAACTGCTTTAAAATTCTTAGAAGAGTATGGAAGTATAAGAGAGTTCTTAAAATCTGATCATGGAGATAAGAAATTCCCTAAATCAGAATTAGAACCAATATTCAAACGAAACCAACTGTTGATAGACCTGTTCTATTATCTAACAAAGGTTAATCCAGAAGTAATACCATATCATGATAAAAAACATGCAATGGATAAGATTACCTTAAATGAGATATTTGAGAAATACCAACTCAAATCTTTCATGTCATCAGAATTTATGAAACCATTCAAACAATTAAAAACTTACAAATATGAAGAATAGAAGGATAGTAATCTGTGGGCCGGCGGGTACTGGGAAGAGTACTGTAGCCAGAGCTATTTCAGAGGAGTTTGGAATTAAATATGTTTCTGGGAGTTTATATGATTTAATGCCCAATCTCCCAAAAAATCATTATGATTTAAATACCAAGTATGATACCAATGAAAAACACAAAAGGAATTTCCAAATCCTAAACCTAAGGTATCATCAGTATATGGAATTAGAAGGTAGCTTTGTTACAGATCGTAGTCTGTATGATACAGCTGGTTATGAGATCCAAGAAAATTCCCTGGGACTCCCAACCTGTGAAACACATGATTTTATCGAAAAGATAAATGCTATCAATTATGATCTTATGTTAAAGGAAAAAGAGATAACCCATATTATTTTCATTCCTTACAAAAGGGATCAATTTGAAAGATGGGAGATAGAAAACGATGGCAAACGCATTACTAATAGATACTTTCAATACATGGTAAGTGCTTGTCAAACTTTGGTATTCAATGTTATTGGGGTAGATCAATCTTTTGGCCAGCTTATCAGAAACATATTCAGTAAAAACAAGGTTGGTACTTTATTTGTACATGATACTAGCTGGGAAGTAGAAGACGGATATGATCCAATCGATGGAATTAAACTCTTAGAATTAAATGAGATGGATCATAATAAACGAATGAAAGCAATTAGAAAGTTTTTAAAATGAAAAAGGAAGTTATAGCATTAGCTTTCTCGGATATTCATCTAAATAATTGGACAAAGTTCAATCAAAATGGGAGTCGAACAGATTCCCATTTTTTGATTTTAGACAAAATTTTCAGAGAAGCAATAAAACAAAAGATCCCAGTTTTCTTTTGTGGGGATTTGGTACATACTCCAGAAACAATCAATATGGAGTTATATATTAAGATGTCTAAGTATTTCGATAAATATTCCAATGAGCCAAAGCTTCAAGTATTTGGGATCTCTGGTAATCATGAAATACCAAATTTGAACACATATGATCAAAGGTCAGATTCTTTCTTAACAGCTCTTGATCTTCAATATCATTGGTTTCATTGTATGGATTGGAAAACTATCCAGTGGCCAACATTTGCATTGCATGGCATACCATATCTGGATCATAATATTGGTTTAAAGCAAGCATTAAAAGAAACAAAAGTAATTAAGGGTAAAAAGAATATCCTATTACTACATACTGATTATGCTGGAGCCCGAGATACAGATGGTAGAGAAGTTGGTTCTGTAGAAAACTTCGATAGAACATTACTCAGAAAGTTCGATTTGGTATTATGTGGACACATACATAAATTTCAGAAATTAGAGAAACATGTATACATGGTTGGAGCACCTTTACAACAAAGGTTCACAGATGAAGGAAACAAAATGGGTTATCTTAAGATATATTCTGATATGTCCATTGAGTTTGTTCATATTAAAGGATTGCCTAAGTTTAAGACAGTGGGCAGTGTGGAGGAAATTAAAGAGGACGGAAATTATTATAGAGTTCTCAAACCTAAGGCCTCTAATGATGAGTTCAGCTCAGAAAGCAAGGTTATACAGAAAAACTATTCGAAAGTTAAAGCAGGTAGACGATATCTTCGAATACAAGGTATCAAAGATCCTGAAAAGAAGAGACTTCTTATTGAAATACTTAAAAAGGCAGAGGAGGAAGAAGTATGATTAAATTCATGAATATGGAGATAAAAGGATTCTGTTCTATTCAGGATCTTAGTATAACATTGGGTACAGAAGGAATCCATCTGGTTAAAGGAAATAATGGTAGTGGGAAGAGCTCTTTTCTGAATGCTATCAGTTGGTGTTTATATGGTAAAACATTAAAAAACATAAAAGATGTAAATACATTAGAATCCTGGAGACCCAATGATTATAAAGGTACAATGGTAAAAATCTTTTTTGAGAAAGATGGCTCAATACATCAAATAATCCGATGTCAAGAATATAAAGGTAAAGTAGAAGAGGCTAAAGGAGGAAACAGATTACTCTATCTAATCGATGGAGCCCAAGTAAAAGAAAAATCCAAACCAAAGATTCAAGAACTTATCGAAAAAGATTTGGGTAGTAGCTTTAGGCTTTTCAAAAACACAATCACATTCGGTCAAAGACTCCAGCGTATAGCTGAATCATCTGGTCCTGATAAAAAGGCTTTGTTCGAAGAAGCTTTCGAAATAGGTTATATTACTGTAGCAAAGAACATTGCTATGGTAATGAAAAAAGAAACACAACAGAAATATGATGAAGCATACTATCGAGTTAAATCCATAACTGAAAGATATGAAGATGCAAGGAAAAGTTATGAAAAATTCCGAGATAGTGAAAGGAATTATAAAAAGATCTTCAGAGAACAGGTTAATCAGATAGAAAATAAAATTACATTGAGACATGAAAAACTTGTTAGATTGGAGAAAAAGTTCGACGAAAACCTGCTAACTAAGAGCTTAAAAAATTTGGACCATCTTAAGAGGGAGTTAACCAAACTTAAAAAGGAAGAACTTAATACCAATCAACAACTAACCAAAATCACAAGTAAAAAAGGGGTCCTGGAATTTATTGAATCCATCATGGGTTTATTACAGAAAGGGAAATACAAGGTTGCATATAATGACCTTAAAACCTTATCCTCACATTTCAAATCATCGGAAGAGATTAAGGATAAAAAATTTAAGACCCAGTCAAAAATCTACGATGTAGAATCTTTTTGTAGAGAACAAGAAGATATTAAAGATGATATTACTACTTTAAAGGGTGAAATTACTAACCTGATAAAAGAAAAGGGAAACTTAAGATTAGAGAGAATAAACATAATCTCACCTCAGTATCGAAAACAGAGAAAGGAATTAAAAGCTAAGTTAGAAAAACATCGTAAAAATTGTGAAACTCAGAAAAAGGCATTAGAAAACCTAAATTGGGTAATCAATGACCCATTAAGTAATTCTGGGATGAAAACTTTTATTTTCGATGCTTCATTAAAATCCTTGAACGATTGTTTGGATGATTACAGTAGTATAATCGGATTTAATATAAAGTTCACAGTAAACACGGAATCCTCAAAAAGGGATTTTGTAACCTTAATCGATAAAGATGGCCAATTGCTTCAATACGAAGAATTATCCGGAGGTGAACAACAATTGGTAAATGTGGCTATGGCATTTGCATTACACTCTATCACAAGCGTATCATTGGGAATAAATTTACTTTTCTTGGATGAACTTTTCGAAAACTTAGATAAGGCAAATATCGAAATCGTAATGGACTTAGTGAAATATATAGGTAATGGGAAAAGCATTTATATAATCACTCACCAAGAGAATTTTTCAATCTCAGGTTCTAATACGATTAAGGTAAAAAAAGACAATGGTATTACCACTATTATCCCATAATACTTAAAATTCAATACCAAATGTCAGTGAACAGTAAAAATAAAGGATCCAAAGCTGAAAGGGAACTTGCTAAGGTATGGGAAAGATGGACTGGCTATAAATTTTCTCGAACTCCCATGTCAGGAGGTTGGGCTAAATCTATCGAATCTTTTGGAGATTTAACCTGTACTGATCCGAAACATAGCCACAAATTCCCTTTCAGTGTTGAATGTAAATCCTATAAGGGTATAACATTCAATGATATTCTAAAAGGTACAAAATCCGATGTACTTAGGTTTTGGGAACAAGCCTCATATGATGCTAACCGATGTAATAAAATCCCATTATTATTTATGAGAGAGAATGGGATGGCAAAGCAAACCTATTTTTTAGTATGTGATGTAAAAGTGGGAAAGCTAATCGTAGATTTATCCAAGAAAAGCTTAGACATGATTGCTTTGAGCTGTTCATTAGGGAATCTACTGGTGTTCAATTCAAACGACTTAACGGCGATTCCCTATAATGAATTCTATAAAGCAGTAAGGAAATTATGAAAAAAAGAGAATATGTATGGTGTATATGCCATATAGATAATAAACTTTATGGTTCAATCGAAGCTGAGCTTAAAAAAGCAAAATATGATGATATCAAAGTATACATTCCAACACTTTCAATATTAAAAAAACGAAGTAAAGGAAAAGATATCTATGAGGATGTACCCATGCTATTCTCTTATGGCTTTATCAGAATGAGAAAAGAAAAAGCATTCTCAAGGGTATTCCTACATCGATTAAAAAAGGCGATCCCAGGAATTCATTCTTGGGTAAAGTCTCCAGAGACAATGCACCCAAGGAAAATAAAGGCCAGGATTCAAAATGCCGAAGATTGGGATGACTTCTCTATTGTAGCAACAGTATCCAGAAAAGAAATCAGAAGATTAAAAAGACTCTCCAAAGAAAACAAGGTTTATTCTAAATATGATATTGCCCAATTAACAGTGGGAAGTTATATCGTATTAAGAGGGTATCCTTTTGATGGTGTTCAAGCAACAGTATTAGAGATAAACCTTAACACACAAAATGTAAAGGTAAAATTATTCCCAAATGGAGGTGAAATCGAAATATGGTTACCTTTTGAGAATGTTCTTTACAGTACATACTTGGATTATGATCCAGATAAATTAGCTTATGATCATGCCGAGGATAATATTAGCAATTCTTATAAATTAACTACAACACAAGAAGAGGACTCATTATGGATGGATTAGTAGATAACAAAGCATGGAATTGTCTTACTAAAGAAGAACAACAATCCTTATCTCTTTCAATTTCCTATGGTAAATCCTCCTGGGAAGTTGGAGAGATAATGGGAATCGTACATTACAAGTATTTGGAATTAAAAGAAAGATCAGAAAGGCTTTTCAGATTGTTTCATGATTTTTTCGAACTTCATGATAACATCTTTAAGCCTGTTCGTTGTGTTGATCAAAGATTTGTAGATTATATAGAAGCTTGTATAGAACGAAGAGTTACAAGAAAACAAGCTTCTGACCCTTTTGGAGATGCTGCAATGTATGTGGCTCCAATTAAAACTCAATTCCTAATAAAACAGATGGCTCTATTAAAAGAGTCTACCGATCCATGGGATATCGACACATACAAGCTTATCATGGAATTCGATAGATGGAATAATTGGAGAATCCTTCCAAGGAAAATTCAACAGCCATCTGCATATAAAAGAAGGAATAATCGAAGAGATATCTTTTATATCAAATACATCTGTAGCTTGGATTCTGAGCAAGTTCAAAATCTCATAGATCAATATTGGTATTCAAGGAAGAAACAATGTTATTACTTTGTTGTATTCGATTATGATAGGTTCGATGATGGGTATCAGATAGTACCTGTAAAAAAACGAGACAGTACTTTAGAGAAGCTATCTAAACTTTATATCTATGTATTTGATGATAAAGACATGGCTGATGTATATGGCTACTTGGTAGTAGAATTCCAATATGGGAATAAGACTGCAAAGAAAGGTCAAGCGTTCTGGCCAAATTATCGTCAAACAATCGAAAAAGCAGTAAACTACAACAGTGTAAACAATCTAGATTTTTATGCTGAGAAATTAGATTATGCTTATCGGAATAATGATAAACAGAAGTTACTGAATTTCGAAAAGAGAGAAAAGAAAAAACGTAAAGGATTACAAAGAGCTAACGAAAACTCATTTTACATATGAAAACATTAGAAGAAAAGTACAAAGATTACAGAGATTTGTATTACAAATACTTTGTATGGATGGGAGATGCTACAAAACCGGGAACTTACATTCCTTTATCCAGAGTAGACTTAGTAAACGGTTTAGGTGAAATTGGGGATGGTACAATTAATTTTGCTGAGCTCCTGACATTAGAACACCTTCTTAATAGAAAAGGTACAAGGTATGCTACTGCCTTTACAAGGTTAGTATATGCTGCCAAGAATTATTTCAAGGGTTCCTTTATTACTAACAAAACCTATGATGGCTTTTTTGTGAGGGATGATATTAATCCATTAATGGCCGAAAAATTTAACCTTGAGTATATTGATTCGATGGCTTATAATTCATTGAAACTAACATCTTCAGAAGATCCTTGTTATTCACCTTTTGTTTCTCAAGATCAAGTATGGAACTTAATGTTGCCTATGTTCTTTACAGATTTTGGTTTACAGAACAGATTAAAATCAATCTTAGATTATATCATTGTAAACAAGCATAAGGTATATAATCCCTACCTCTCTGAAATCTTACATTATTATACATTTTTACCTTCAATGAATGAAAAGAGGGTTAAACCCTGGGATAGGATTTATAACCGAATGAAACATTTCAAACCCAACATCAAGGTAAAAAGGGGAGCTAATAATTGGTATTTCTCTTATGGGTTTAGGGCAGTATACAATAAACTTGGTGGAGCTCAAGTTAAAACATTCTGGCATAAACTTTGGTACATTCCATTCATTTGGTTAGCCGATAGAGTATATCATCCATATATCTGTAAATGGTTTAACATCAGAGTAAAGAGAACTTCTTATTATTCGATGGGATTATTTGCTTGGTATAATAAAGGTTTCGAAAAGAGGTACATAAAGCAATTTAACAAAGCCTTAGAAAAGGGAGAATTCTTTGAACCTCAAATATTACCTTATATCTCAAAAGAACATCGAAAAAACATAAACTTCGAAAAGTTCAAAGAAGTAATGGAATCCTATCCTGAATTGGATACCTCTAAACCAATTGACTCACCAGTACATTTCCTAATTTTGTATAATATTTTAAAGATGGATTATTGCATATAATATATAATATATGTATATTTGCATCATAAATTAAAATTCAATAAAAATATGGCAACAGATAAAAAACAACAAAAACCAGCTCGGTATTGGCATTCAGAATTAAAATACCGAGACATTAAAAAAATGGCAATCGAAAGAGGGATGCCATTCCCAGAGGTGGTTTCTTCAGATTTTTATTCTCTGGTATCATTCATCGATTCTGAAAGGGCTCAAAAACCTAATCCAGATTTGGTATTACAATTTGATCTCTGGTTAGAAGGAATCTTAAAAGAAAGAGGTGCTGATTACTTAGTAAAACCCTCTCTCAGATTATCATATGTATCTGATGAAATGAGAGAAGGATCTAAGGAAAAACCCGCTAAAGAGAAAAAGGTAAAAGAAAAGAAACCTCCCAGAGAAAGGGATTCTAATAATCTTCTCAAGGGAACAAAAAAATCCTATACCTTTGAACTTGCAAAGAAAGGGTATTCATTGGATAGAATCAAACGAAGAGTATTAAAGAAATTCCCAGAAGCTTCTGAAAAATCCATCATTATCTGGTATAGACAAGCTTTGGGTATTAAACATATAGCTAAACCCAAAGAAGAAAGAAAACCCAGAGTAAAAAAGGAAAAGACTCCAGAACAGATTAAAGCTTCCAGATTAAGGGCTCGAGAAAGAAAGAAGGAAAGGGCATTATTAAGGAAGCAAGCTAATGAAAGAACAGAAGCTTACAGAGAGTCACTTAATAAAAAGAAACGAAATGGAAAAAGAAAGAAAAAAGCCAAAGCCATTTAAAGTAAATGAGGATAGGATTTATGCAAATAAGTTCTATCCTTATTATTTTACAGAAGATTTAAGAGTAAACGTAGTACCAGTTAAATTCTATACTCGTTACCAAGCAAAGCTCACTTTAAAGGGACAATTTGGAAAAGATTGGCATAAATATCTCAAAATTGCCACTGGAAGGAGGATCCTTAGTAGAGGCTGGAAATTTGGAAAAAACTCTGTAAGAGTAGAAGGGAAACACTATCAGATCAAAAAATATTATATCCCTTCAGAATGGAATTATAACAAGAGAAAGAGAAAAATCTTTAGAAGACACATGGATAAAACTCTAAAGATTGGAAAACGTTCTATGATTAATCAATTCTTAAAAACATATTACATGCAAACATTATGAGAAGTAATCCCAAAATATCATCATTCAAAGATCCTTTATTTTTCGAAGGATTATTGAAGTATCATGATGCTTCATATTTAAGGTGGAATCGATTAACGGATAAGCAACAAAGGCAATTCAAGGAATATAATTTATTACCGGATCAATTGAATCTTGCTTTGAAAGTTTTACATCGATTAAAAACTGAATATCAAACCGAGAGTGTACCATTTGCAATAAACATCGTTTCATTGATCTATGATAAATACCATGAATGGTTAACTACTCAAGGTATCGAAAGAAAACATTTATCCGAAGACAGGGCTCATAAAGAACTCCTATTCAGGGGATTTGTTTTACTCGATAAATTTCATGTAAAACCTAAAAGGAGCTATGTGATGACTGCTTTCCCAGTTAAGGGTAAATTTTACATCCATCCTTTCGAAATGGGGAGTAACTATAGGATGACAAACGGGAAGAGGGAACTTCCTCATCTCTGGGATAACTTTATTAAAATCGGATTATCCGGGTATACCAGAGTTATCTACCCTGAAATGGAACATTTTCCCAATCTCTCATCGAAACAATCGAACCAATTAAAAATTGATTGGGATATTGCATAATAAATTTAATGTATATATATTTGCATTGTCAAAATAAAAATAAAAAGATATGGAAACAAAAATAACATTACAAAAAAACATATTAACCCAGAATGCTATCAAGGTAGACGAAGTAACCTATCGCTGCAACTGGGCTAATGAAAAGATTTTAGAAGATGAGAGAGAAGAAAAAACCTTCAATTCTCTTGAGGAACTAAAATCTTATGTTTCAACTTTCACTCCCTTAAATCAAAGATTATACAGGGAAGCTAAGAAAAAGAAACTTCCATATTATTTAATGAAACAACTCGAGAACAAATAACTATCATTTATCAACAATTTAAAACATTACAATCATGGCTAGAAAAAAAGAAGCTAAAGTAGAAGTAGTTAACGAAGTAGCAATCAGCAAAACATTAGTATTAGTAACCTATTCAGATGGCACCTCCGAAATCCGATTCAAATTGACTTCAGATGAGCTTGAGAAACTGGTAGCTGCAGTTTCTCCGGCGGATGAAGATGAAGAAGAAGAAGAAGAAGATGAAG